TCATCCCCGCGGCATCGGCTTCCCGCCGAGCGGCGCGGTCGAGTGGCCGCTTGACCGCTTCACCAAACGGCGGATCGCGGACGGCACCGTTAAGGTCGTGGGCGGCGAGAAGGCCGAGGCGCCCAAGCCTGCGCAGGCTGCGCCCGGCGGCCCGCCGCCGAAGCCGACCGCCTAATCCAAAAATCAATCATTAGGAGACAGTGCGATGCCCATCAGCTTCAATCAAATCCCGTCCAACATCAAGGTTCCCCTGTACTGGGTGGAGGTAGATCCGTCGAAAGCCGGGTTGCCGCAGCTCGGGCTGCGCGCGTTGCTCGTCGGCACCGCGACCGCCGGCGGGGACGCGCCGCATGACATTCCGATCGCGGTCGGATCGCAGGCGCAAGCCGACGCGCATTTCGGCCAGGGCTCCGAGCTCTCGCGGATGTTCAAGGCTTACTACGCGAGCAACCTGGCCAACGAGGTGTGGGGCCTGCCGGTCGCCGAGCCGAGCGGCGGGGCCGCGGCCACCGGCAAGATCATTGTCACCGCGGCGCCGACCGAAGCCGGCACGATCCATCTCTACATCGCCGGCGATCATATCCCGGTCAATGTTGGCGCCACCGACACCGTCAATTCGATCCACACCGCTATCTCGTTCGCTATCAACGAGAACTTTGATCTTCCGGTTCATTCGGTCGGCGGCCCGACCGACGTGACACTGACCGCGGAATTCAAAGGCGTTCACGGCAACGAGATCACGGTCGGGCTGAACTACTACGGCAGCATCGGCGGCGAGCGCCTGCCGCCCGGTCTGGTCATGACGCTGCCGGCCGGCGGCGTGCTTGCCGGCGGCGTCGGCGTTCCGGTGTTCGATGCCGCGATCTCGAACATGGGCGAGCAGGAATTCGAATATGTCGCCATGCCCTATACCGACTCGACCTCGCTGTTCGCGTGGGATCAGGAATACGGCTTCACCGATGGCGGCCGCTGGGGCTGGATGCGCGAGCATTTCGGCCACGTCTTCTCGGCCAAGCGCGGGCTCTATACCGACCTCATCACGTTCGGTAATACGCAGAATTCCGGCGTGATCTCCGTGCTCGGCTTCGAGGTGGCGAGCCCGTCGCCGTCGTTCGAATGGGCCGCGGCCTATTGCGGCAAGGCGCAGCGCGCCCTCATCGACGACCCGGCGCGCCCGCTGCAAACGCTCTCGCTCAATCAGATCAAATGCGCGCCCTTGCACAGCCGTTTTGATTTCGAGGAACTCAACTCGCTGGCCGAAAACGGCATCGCGATCCAAAAGGCCGGCACCGACAACCAGCCGATGATCGCGCGAGAGCAGACGCTCTATCAGCTCAACCTCTATGGCCAGAGCGACGACGCCTATGAGCTCGTGACCACGCTCGCGACACTGGCCAAGCTGTTGCGCAATCAGAAAGCCGCGGTGACCTCGCAATTCCCGCGCTGCAAGCTCGCCGACGATGGAACGCGCTTCGGGCCGGGCCAGGCGATCGTCACGCCCGGCATCGTTCGGGCGGCATTGATCGCGCAGTATCGGATGGACGAGTTCAACGGGCTGGTCGAGAACGTGACTCAGTTCAAGAACAACCTTCTGGTCGAGCGCAACGTCAACGATCCCAACAGGCTCGATGTCCTTTATCCGCCGGACCTCATCAACCAACTGCGCATCTTCGCGGTGCTGGCGCAGTTCCGGCTGCAATACGACCGCGGCATCGACACCACCACGCTTCCGCCGATCGGCGTCACCGGCACGCTGCCGGCCGTCGCCTGATTTCAACTCGAGCAAAGGAGACTAGCAGATGGCCCAACTATTCGCGGGCACGGCCTTCCTCTGGGCCGACAACCGACAACTCGCGCTGCGCGGCAACTTCACCGTCTCGCCGAGCAACGTCGAGCGCACCATGATTGCCGGCCAGGACCGCGTCCACGGCTATCAGGAGATCCCGCGCGTTCCCTACATCGAGGGCGACATCTCGACCACGCCCGACTTGCTGATGGAAACGCTCGAGGCGGAAACCGACGTGACTGTCATCGCGCAGCTCGCCAACCGCAAGCAGTACACGCTCATCCAGGCGTCGTGCAAAGCCGGGTTCGATATCAATACCCGCGACGGCCAGGCGCGCGTCCGCTGGGAAGGCGTGCAATGCGACGAGAGCTCGTGGTGAGCGCATGAACATACCCGTCCGCGAAGGGTTCGTCGCCGAGCAGCCGGTGGCGCCGGAAGCCGCGCCGGCCGCGGCGCCGGCGCGCGTCGAGACCTGGCCGATTAAGGTCAAGCTACTCCATCATCCGATCCGCAATCATAAGAACGAGGAAGTCCACGAGATTTCGTTCCGCGAGCCGACCGCCGCCGACATCATCCGCAACGGCAACCCGTGCCGCATCGATGCCGATTGGGAAATCATCATCGACGACCGAAAAATGGCGGCGATGGTGGCGACGCTCGGCGGCATCCTCACGCCCGAGGTCGAGCGGCTCGATCCGCGCGACTTCGCTTCGTGCGCCTTTAGGCTGCGGGGTTTTTTTCTGCCGGAGCCGGCGGCCTGGTAGGCACCGACGCCGGCGACAACTTCGTGCTCGACTGCTACTGGCTCGCTCGTTGGTATCACCAATGCCCCGACGTTTTTCTGTCCATGCCGATCTCGCATGTGCAGACGCATCTCAAATACACGCACCGCATCGGCGAGCTCAGGCGCCAGGCAAACGCCGACCGCGAGGATCGTTGAACAATGGCTGAAACAGAAGAACTACAAATCAAAGTAACGCTAGTCGAAGGTAACACCGTCGAGAAATTGCGCGAGATGCGCAAGGAGATCGAGGCGCTCGGCGGCGGCGGTACGGCGGCACAGCTCGAGCGGTTCAGCCGCCAGGCGCGCGACGCGCGCGAGAAAGGACTCAAGCCGTTCTCGGAAGACCTCGAGGTCGCAGCCAAGCGCATGGTCCCGTTCATTGGCGGGATCGGCGGCATCGCCACCGGCTTGATCGCGGTCGGCTATGCAGCGGACAAGGCGCTCGATGGACTCAATGACTTCGCGAAGGTGCAGGAACGCATCGGAGTCCTGAGCAAGCAGACCGGGTTCGATCCGGCGTTCGTGAAAATGTTTCAGGAGCAATTCAAGATCGCCGGGGTCGAGGACGCGACGCGCGACCTTCAAGGTCTGGCGCACACTATGGCCGACATCACGCGCGCCAATAGCGAATTCCGGCGCAAGATGATGGCAGGAGCCGGGCTCGAGGGCGCCGGCGCGATGCAGGAATTTCTCACGCAACTGACCGAGATCAAAGACCCGACGAAGTTCGCCAACAAATTGCGGGAGGGCCTCGAGAACATCAGGCGAAACGCTATCGCAAAATGGGGCGAGGTCGGCGGCACCGAAAGGTTCCGCAAGTTTGAAACCGAGCTGGGAATGCCAGACCTCGACCGATTGAAAAAGGATTTGCCCGCGGTATCCGCGGAGGAAAAGAAAATTCAGGCCGACCGCCAGAAGGCAGCAGATGACTACAACCAGGTTTCGCGCGAGATCGATGAGCATTGGGAGCACATCAAAGCCGCCTGGTGGGATCAGGCGATCACAAGCAGTCCGCTCATGTCGTCGATGCGCTGGATCGACGAGATGCTCAAACAGTGGGAGGACAAGGCCACGAAGGCAGAAGCGGCCAGCAAAGAGCATCCCGCGACGTGGCAGGAGCGGATCAATCCGTTCAGCGAAAAGGGCGCCGATTATTGGCGGGCGCAAAAGAAAGCGGCCGGCGTCGATGAACCCGACAACCCGATCAAGTCGTGGCTCAAGGAGCATGGGTTTTTCGAGAGCCAGGGTACGAGCCGCTTTCCGCAATTGGATACGCCGGCACCAGCCACGTCCACGCAAAGACGCCCAGGCGGACGGATGAAGCTCGGCGGCGGCGCGGTGCCGTTGATGGGCGGCCTGGCGCCCGACGAGTGGCCCGAGTCCACCAACATAGAGGACCGCCGCGGCGAGGCGCCGTTCATGGGCGATGACGGGCTCAAGGTGCAGCGCGAGCTCATGGAGCAGACCAAGCGGCTTGCCGACGACTTCGAGCAGGCGTTCGGAGTTGGCACCGGCGGGCTCGGCGGCGGCGCTCAAGGGCTGTTCAGCGGCGGCACTGGCGGCGGCGGTGGGCTCGCCGCCCAGGCGGGCCTCAACGACATCGGCGGCGGTGGTGGTCGCCACGGCGGCGGTGGCGGCGGCGGCGGCGGCGGCGGCGGCGGTGATGGCGGTGCGACGGGGCCAGATGATGGCGGCGGTTCAAGCGGAACTCTTGCCGAGCAACGCGCACAGTTTCAGAAGGAATTAGATGCTGATCCAAAACTAAAAGCCTTTGCCATCGACGCGATGCAACACGAAGGCGGCATCCAATCAAACATGGAACAATTGATGAATATGGCGGCCATGCGCCATCAGACGATAAGGAAGGCGCTTTTCTCTGGGCAGTATGGTCCGGTGCAGCATGGCTTGATCAGTGGAAACATCTCCGCAAAAACCGCAGCCGCGGGAGAAGCGGCACTTCAAAAAGTTTATGCCGGATCAAACATCACTGATTATTCGACCGACCAAGGTATGGCGGGCGATCCTAACTTCGCCAAGTATATGGCGGACCCCAAATATTGGGGGATGCACAAAGTTGAGAACGCTTGGTTTTCGGCTCACGGCGAGGAAGGCCGCAAATGGGCGGCAGAACAGCGCGCGAGGGATGCAGCCGCAGCCCCGGCGCCCGGCAATGTTGCAGCACCGCGCAACTCTTTTACTTCGCAGGCGTTTGCCGGCCGCCGCCGATCACAGGCGGCGGACGATACGGCCGATGACGGTTCTCAGCCCACAATAAGATCGCAAGAGGAGGCCGACGATTGGGTTTTCGGCACGGGTGCTTCGCGCGCCGCGCTCGACAACCAAATGGCGCAGAAGGTCGAAGGCACCGGCAAGCTATCGGTTCACGTCAACGCGCCGCGGGGAACCAAGGTCGGGGCCGAGGGCGGCGGGCTGTTCAAGAAGACCGAGGTTACGCGCCAGACCCAGATGGAGCCGGCGGCCTCGTCGATGGCCTCGCAGTATCAGGAATAGCGGACGATGCTGATCACCGACCTACCAAATACCAAGTGGCGCGACGAGCTGTTGCCGGCGTCTTTCCGCGGCGCGTTCTTTCACGTCGAGGCCGGCAGCAAGGAGAGCGGGCGCGCGATCGTCGTGCATGAGTTCCCCAAGCGCGATTTACCGTACCCGGAGGACATGGGCCGGCGGACGCGGCAATTCTCGGTGCGCGGCTATTGCATCGTCTATCCGGTCAACACCGGCGAGCCGCTCTATAACCGCGACTACCGGATCGCGCGCGATTTGTTGTTCACCGCGCTCGAGGAGGAAGGCAAGGGCGTGCTCCAATTGCCGACTATCCCGCCGATGCTGGTGGTCTGCCCGCAATACCGTTGGACCGAGGAGCAGAAGCTCGGCGGCTATTGTACGTTTGATATGACCTTCGTCGAGTGGGGTGACCCGCCCGGCGCCGCGCCGACCGACTCACGCGACGAGCTCATCAATCAATCGCAGGCGGTGACCGCCCGCATGCTCGAGGTCATGAAAGGCAGCGACGCCGCGATCCGCGCGCTCGCCGGACTGCCGCCGCGCGCACCGGCGGTGACGCCATCGGGCGTCGGCCATGCTTAAAAGCGAAGCGATCGAAGCCGCCGGCATCTTGCAGCGCAGCCTGGGCGTGCTGGTCGCCGCGGTTCCGGCGCAAGGCCGCGCGGGCTCCGATCTGCGCCTGGCGTGCTTCGCGTTGCAGGCGAATGCTATGCGGCTCATCGGCGCTGACGCCGCCGGGCCATACCTCGCCAATTGCTTCGACCTCGCGCGCGCGGCCGGCGTGACGCAGCCGCAGCTCGCCCGAGTGCGCGTCTCGACGGGCGCCGAGCCCACGACGATGAGCGGCGCGACGCGCATCAAGTGGTCGATCATCGGCATGTGCTTGGCGGCCGAGGGGCGCGTGATCTCGGCGATGACTTTCACCAGCCGCGAGGACGCCGACGCGCTCAAGCTGCAAATGAACACGGTCTTTGCACAAGTCGAGGAAGCGGTCGCCGACGCGATGGATCAGATGACGTTCCAGGCAATGGTCTCTTTGCACGCCAGCATCATGTTTTATCTGGTCGAGACGGCGCGCCCGCTGCCGCGGCTTCTGCAATTCGCGTTCGCGCTGCCGATGCCGACGCTGGTCATGGCCTATCGGCTTTATGCCGACGCCAGCCGCGGCGACGAGCTTAGAGAAGAAAATAAAGTGGTTCATCCGGCATTTGCGCCGCCGGCCGGCCTGGCGCTGTCGGCTTAGATGGCCGACGACGCCGCGTCCGCGCCGGCGGCACCGGCGCCCGACCAGCTTCCGGGGCCGGTCTTCAACCCGGACGAGATCGCGACCGTCGTCGTCGATGGTCGCAGGTTTCAAAGCTGGAAATCCGTTTGGGTGCAGCATCGATGGGCCGAGGCTTATCCGCTGTTCCGCTTTACGTCCGCGGACATCGAGCAAGTGCCGGCCGATTGGCAAAAGCTGCAATTCAAGCCGGGCGACGAGTGCGCGATCTATCTCGGCAATGAGCTCGCGATCACCGGCGTCATCGTCACGCGCCAGACCGCCTATTCCAAGGAAAGCAAGGGCATTCAGTTCCAGGGCATCGGCGTCACGTGGTATGCGGCGCGCGCGAGCGTCATCCACAAGACCGGCAATTTCGACAACAAATCATTCATGCAAATCGCCGAGGAAGTGCTGGCGCCGACCGGGATCAAGATCATACCGATCGGCAACGTCAACGCAGAGCCGTTCGTCAAATGCCAGGTCGAGCCGGGCGAGACGATCTGGAATTTCCTCGAACGCCTGGCGCGCCCGCGCGGCATCGTGATGGGGAGCGACAAAGACGGCAACTTCTTGGCGATCGACGACCATACGATGCCGATCAGCGCGAGCTTGGTCGAAGGCGTCAACATCATAAGTTGCCAGGCGGTCATCTCGATCGAGAACATCTTTACCGACTACATTATCCGCGGCCAGACCGCGGCCAGCGACACGCAGAACATGGCGGCTGCTTCCGAGCAGGAGGCGCACTATCCCGGCACCGCGAAACGCTACTCGCCGGTGCTGACGCCGGCCGAGCAACCCGTGTGGAGCATCGGCGAGCTGCAAGAGCGCGCCAAGAACGAGTCGATATGGC